GAAGCCGAAGGGCGCTCAAGGAACCCCGGCTGCCCAAGTCGGCGCACCGGCTCCGTCGGAGTCTCCGGCGCCCCCGGCGCAATAGCGCATGGCCGGCTTCGATCCATCTCAGGCCGGAGCGCAACCCTCCGAGTCGGGGACCGGGGCGCCTGCGGCTCCTCCCCCTTTCGATCCGCAGTCAGCCGGAGCAGTTCCGGCCGCTCCGTTCGATCCGAAGACTGCGGGAGCCGAACCGCTCGATCCTGCTGCCGAGAGGCAAGCCGCTCTCGAGGCGCTGACAAGCGGAATGAACCCGATCGAAGGGATGGCCGTCCGGGGGCTCTTGACCGCAGGTGGTAAATTCGGGGATCTGGCGATCAATACCGCCGTCCCGCTTCTCGGCTACGCGGTCGGCGGCGCTGTGGGAGGCGTTTTGGGAGCTCCGGAAGGAGGCTTCGGAGCAGTCCCCGGGACCATCGCTGGCGGGAAAATCGGAGGCGCCATCACTTCCGGTGCGGCGGATGCGCTCGTCCAAGCCCGGCAGTATTTTCGGGGGGAGAGGAACGATTTTTCCTACGGGAGCATGGGGGCCTCGGCGATCCTCGGAGCGGTAATACCGAAGCCAGTCGATGCGGCCGGCAGCATCGCGGCGACGTTTGCGAAGACGATCGCCACGCGAAGCGCCCAGGGGGCCGTCCTCGGGGCCGCGCATCAGGTGATGTCCAACATGTTCGACGGCCAGACGATCAATCTGGGGGATGCGATCTCCTCGGGGGAATGGGGTGCGCTCTTTGGGGCCGGAGCCGGGACGCTCGAGGGCGGCGCCGGAACCGGGCTGTCGCTTCTGAAGTCGATAAACGGGAAGACTCCGGCCGAGGCCGCGCAGGCTATCGAGGCTTCCTCGATTCCCGAGGAACAGAAGACCGCGCTCCAAAAGAACATCGAGGCGATGGTCGGCTATCACGATGCCCAGGGAGAATCCTCGACGACGCCCCCGGCGACCCCCGAAGGAGCGTTGGTCCAGGAGAATCCTCCGGTCGTCAAGTCGGCCGCGGACTCGGCATCGGTATTCGAGGACCAGCACGCGCTCGACCAGATGGCAGAGGCGGCGCAGACGCCGCCATCGACGATCACCGATTCGGAACGCAACTACATGCTTCAGGTCGAATCCGAGGCGGACCGCCCGGTCGACATCTACGGGGCGCTTCCGAACGGGGAAGCCTCGGCCCTCCGCCTCCAGGGCGAAAATCCCCCGGTCGCGAATTCGGCCGAGGCGTCGGCCCAGGTCTTCCGTGACCTGATGGGCGACGAACAGGAAAATCTCAGGGCCTGGAGCGATCAGATCGACGCACTCAATCAAGCGAAGCGGGCCGAGGTCGACCCCGAGAATCTTCCCTCGATGTCCGACCAGGCGCAGAAGATGTACGACGAGTACGGGTTCATCACCCCGAAGGTCGCCATGTCGCTCGCGGGAGGGGCCGGGGGCGCCCTCTACGGACAATCGCAGCCCGGGACCCCCGAGCAGAAGGCCGAATTGGCGTTGACCTACGGGGCCCTCGGTCTTGCGGCGGGATTCGGCGCCGGGACCGGGATCGAATCGTTGGTCGAACGCGGCGGACTCAAGTCCTTGCAGGCGTTGACCGATCCGACGGTGCTGAAGTCGCTTTGGCAGCGCGGGTCCGTCAACGAGGCGCTGACCTACACTCGGGACGCCGCTGACACGAAAGCGATCATCGCCGGCCAGGAATCCCAGAATGTCGTAGGAAATGCCATCGCCCGGGTCTTTCCGAAGTCCCAACAACAGACGGCGGCGAACGCCCTTTCCTTCATGGTCGAATCCCAGGGCAATCCCGATGAACTCGATCAGATGGCATCGAAGATAGCCGGAAGCTCGCAGGCCAGCCCTTATTGGCGAGACCAGGCGACGCAGGCGATTCAGTTTGCGAAGGACAATTATCAGGCGCTCCGTCCGATCGCCGACACCTACGGAGAATTGACCTCGGCGCAGGCTGCCCGTGAGAACGCCGCGGGCATAGACACCCTCCAGCGCGACGGGTACGTCATGCACGCGCAGGACATCGACAGTCCGCTTTCAAATCCGCTGATCGCCGCTCGTTCGGCGGGAGTCGCGGCCAACTTCAGGAAGGTCAGGGCCTACGACACGTTTGCGGATTCGATCGCCGCCGGGATCGACCCGAAATCCATCGACGCCGTGGACCTTCTCGGAGCTCGGGTGACGAACGGGGAAAAGCTGGTCAACCGCCGCCAATGGATCGAGGGCATGTCCGCCTACACCGATCCGGCGACTGGCAATCCGCTCGTCCAGCCCATCCAGACCGTGACGCGCGCGGATGGGTCGACCTACGAGCAGCCCCCGAGGGGATATTCGATCCAGCAGGCGGGAAACCAAAGGTTCGCCCTTCTCGACGGGTACGGGGACATATTTTCGGCGCTCAACGACCCGTCGGCGTGGCTCAAATCCCCGGCCGGAAGGGCCGCGCTCCAATTGAACGGGCTCGGAAAATCGATGCGGCTCTTTTTCGACACCTACCACCTGGGGCGGGTGGCGATGATGGAGACTGCGGCCAAGCTCGCGGGGGGTGCCGACCAGATGTCCGACCGGCTCCCGGCGTTCGCCAACAATCGTGGGGTGACGATCCTCGACAACACTCCCGAGGAGCTGTCCAACATCGCCCGCGACGAGCAATGGACCCCGCAGGAGCTCGCCAAGGCGCAGGCCGACAAGCAGTCGCTTCAGGGGTTGGTCGACGCCGGTATGAATGTCGGAGGGGTCTCCGACGCCCTTCACGAGGATCTGGTTCATTCGATGCCTGTCGTCGGTCCGTTCAACAAGTGGCTCTTCGGGCAGTACCAACGCGGTGCCATGTCGGAGGTCGCATTGATGGAGCTTGAGCGCCAGCGTTCGATGTACCCGGACCTCGAGCCCGACGAACTCAACCGGCAGGTTGCCCAGGACGTGAATACCTGGTTTCGCAACCTCGGGCGCCAGGGGTTATTCAAGAGCCAGACGGCCCGCGACACGGCCCGTTTCGTCGCTCTCGCCCCGCAGTGGAACGAAGGGGCGATCCGTCAGGAGGTCGGGGCCGTGACGCAGGGGGTCCAGTCGGCGGTCGACGCGGCGACGGGCAAGCGGTGGGCTTCGGGGCTTCTTTTGCGCGGGGCTGGCGTGATGATCGGGGGACAATTCCTGGCGAACCAGCTCCTCAACATGTACACGCGCGGGCATCCCACCTGGGACAATCCAGAGGAGGGGGTTGGATCGAAGATCAGCGCCTGGATTCCGGACAAGATCGGGGGAGGGCCGGGGTTCTTCCTGAACCCGCTCGGGATCGCCGGGGAGACGGCCCATCTTCTCATGCAGGGCTACGAGAGGACCCAGGACTTCGGGGATACTCTGAGGGAATTCGCCAGGGGGAGGCTTTCCTCCGCGATGCAGCCGGTGATGACCTGGGCGACCGGGCGGGACGGCCTCGGCCGACCGATCAATCCGAACGAAATGTGGAAACAGGTCGCGCTGTCGGCTGTCCCGCTTCCGATTCCCTCGGGGGCGGTCACGGGAGCGATCGACTCCGCCGTGACTGGCCAGAGACAGGAGGCGTTCGCGGGCCAGATTCAGAAGCAGCTCATGTCCTCGGTCGGGATCAGGACGGACCAAGCACCGAGCCCGGGCCAGCGGATCGCGGCTCTGGCGAGGACCTTCAACGCGACCCACGGCATAACCCAGAGCGCGGAATTTTACGGGGGTGATTATTCGGCGCTGACGAATGCCCTTCGGGTCGGAAACCAGCCGGCCGCTCAGGCCGCGATGCAAGACCTGTTGAAGAAAAAGACGGCGAACCAGATCGACCAGTATTTCGAGAAGCAGCCGACCTTTCCGGCGACCGGCCAGCGCGGGCGCGAATCGCAGTTTTTCCAGGGCCTCAGTCAGGAGCAGAAGCAGGCGTACCTTCAGGCGTTGCAGGACAGGCAGTCGGTTTCGGCACAGGCCCGGGAGATTCTTCGGTACGTTCTCCGGTCGCAGCTTCTTGGAGAGGCGCTTTCCGAGCCTGAGCCAGAACCTGCTTCAGCTTCGCAAGAACCCGCTCCGGGAGAATAGAGGCCAGGACCTCGCAGCGGCCGGATCGGTAGCAGGGCTCCCCTTCGGGGAACGGTGCTAATCCCGGCTGCGGCCAATGGAAGCACGGAAAGCTCCCGCACCCCTCTGTCCCCTGGATTGCGAATACGCTCCCGTAGTAGGCCGTCAAAAGTTTCCATGGGAAGGGCCCGAACAGGCCGACCGAGGGGACTCCAAGGGTTCCCGCCGCGTGCAAGAGCGAGGAATCCGGGCCGACGAAGGCGTCGCAGGTCGTCAGGAAGGCCGCCGATTGCCGCCACGTCGGAGAAAACCTCGAAAGATCGAAGATATTTTCGCCGACCGTGGCGGTGAATTCCCCGGCGCGCCCCATGAGCCAAACCTCGAAGCCGTCCCGGGCGAGCGAATTGACAAGCAGATTCAGGTGGCGCCCGGGCCAGGTCTTGCAGCGGGCACCGGCCTGGACCTGGATTCCGATGCGGCGCAGATTCGATTTCGGAAACGCGCCCTCGACCCATTCCCGCTCCTCACCGCTTAGGACAAGTTCGGTTCGCTTGTCCGCGATTTCCCCAAGCCCGAGGTGTTCCGCGTAACGATCTGTCATGTGCTGGATCTTGCCCCGCGGATGGCCGTCGACCGATCTTTCAAGGAAAAGGAGTCGCCGGTTCGCGTCCTCTTTCCATGGCAACGGATACGGCTCAAAGGCGTCGATGTAGGAAAGTCCGGCGAAGACCTGCCGGTGCTCGAAGAAGCAGGAGAAGGATAACGATGAGCGGGGGAGTCTCCGCTTGATCTCCCGGAGGCATGGGGTCAGAAGGATCGCGTCCCCGAAAGCGACCGGGGCTACGAGCAGTATGTCATGGACCTTCTCCGGGTCCGTTGTCCCGATGTCCAGCGCCGGAAACCGGGATGGATCGAGCGGGGTCATCGTCGAGCCCGGATTCCGAAGCATGAGTTCGGCCCCGTTGCGGTCCTCGACGAGGTATTCTCCGGGGGCCATTGTTCCCTGTTGCCCGAGAGAAACCGAACTTCCGATCTTGAGGATGTGCATCAGCCCGTGCCCTGGCGCTTCATCGCGGTTATCTCGCTGAATCCGAATCTGCGATACAGGTCATGGGCGTCGTTAGTCGAGAGTAGGACGCTTCTCGGGGCGACCTCGGGGTGGTTGACGACGCAACGGATAAGGAATGTCCCGAGGCCCCTCTTCCGGTAGGCGCTCGCCACGACGACATCGCAGAGCCAAGCGAAGGTCGAAAAGTCGGTGACGACGCGGGCGAATCCGATCTGGAGATTCCGTCCGTCCTCCTTGCGATAAAGCCCGAAACAGAGCGAAAAGTCGATCGACCGCGAGACGCGGGCGACATCGAGCCAGCCGCCCCAATACGTCCTTTTCAATTGGTCGAAAATCCAAGGTATGTTGAGCAGCGACTTGTCCGACGATACAAAGAATTCCCCGGGCGGAGAATCGAAGACGTTGGGCGGAATCCTCTCGGTCGCCGGTATCATATCCGGTATCCTCTTTCTCGGCACCAGGACTTTGCGAGCGGAGGGAGGCGATTCCCATCGAACGCAAGGATCGGATAGCCTTCCGGGAACGGGGAGGCATCGGTCCAGGAGCGCCCAGTCCTCTCGGATTCGCGCAGCCTCGGGTCGTAGCAGTTGTGGAGAGCCGCCTGCATGATCCTTGACTTCCGCAAAAACGCATCCTGCGGCCGGAGGAACCCCATGTGGAAGATCGTCAACTGCGGCCCGTCGATCGCCAGACGACGAATCTCCGGCTCCCCTTCGGGCCGGGGCTCGTCGGAACACATCTCCATCGATGTCGGCGCGATCCTGACGACACGCTCGCCGCAGACCGTCCCGTGCGGGGCCTCGTGGAAGGGGTCGCCCCAGAGGTTCACTCGGTTGAACCACCGGGGTATTCCGTCCTCTACGGCCCGGCGAATCTCCGGATGGGAGGCTGGGTCGAGGATTTCGTCGGCGTCGAGGGTGATCTGCCGGTCGTAGAGACACCTCGCTCTTCCGTAATTGAGCCACGCGATGAGCATCCTGGGGTCCCCGGGGGGGCGCTTGGGGTCGTCCCGCTCGACCTCCTCGGGCGTCGGGAGCCGGGGCCACGGGTAGGAGACGACTCGCAGCTTGGGCTCGTGTTTTGACCAATGGTCGAGCAGATACCGGGTGCCGTCCGCACTCTCGGAATCGATCGCGATCACCTCGTCGCAGACCGGCAACAGGCTTTCGATCGCCTCGGTGAAGCAATAGTCGAGACGAATCCCGTCCCGGATCGGGACGTACCCGGAAAGACCGTGCTTCAAGGCTGTCATTGGGTTTTCCGTCCAGAAAGGGCCGGCAGCATCTCCGAGATCGCGGCCTTCACCTGATCGACGGAGATCGTGTCCATGGGGTTGTCCGGGTGGTCGACGTGGGTCTTGCCCGCGATCTTGTGCCTAAGCCCGGTCCCGGGGTGATCGGGGTCCGAGGAGACGGCGATCCAGTGCGATCCGCGGGTCAGAATCTTGTCCGCACTGGTGATCCCGAAAAGTCCGACGACGGGGGTCTTCATCGCCTGGGCGACGTGGATCGGAAAGGAGTCCAGCCCGACGAAAAGACCGACCTCGCCGAGGAGCGCGCCCAATTGTCCGACCGTCGTCCTCGACCGCAAATCGAGGTCCGCCTTCAGGGTCGGGGGAACCGGATCGCCACCCACAAGGACGACCCGGACCCCCGACTCCTGAAGCCAGCGGATGACCTCGCTCCAGCGGTCGAAAGGCCAGTTCTTGCACCTCCACGTCGTCGGCCCGGCGAAGACCGCGACCCAGGAGGAGTCGACCGTCCGCTTCGCCCATTCGATGTCGGGCTGCGGCGGATAGATCGAGGTCGTCTCGTCCTCGAGCTCGATGCCCGCGCACGCTGCGTAGGCGTCCACGATGGGGACAGCCGGATTCATCTCGGAGATCCCGTTCAGGTTGATCTGAAGGGCGTCAGGCGAGTACGGGACCGACGCCCCGACATGGAAAATGTCCGGGTTGCGCTCCAGAGCCTCGGGGCAGTGGGTTTCGACGAAGATCGGGGAGAGCGGCCGGATCGATTTCAGGCCGCGGATGACGGCGGTCGTCAGCAGCACATCGCCGCGGGCGGCGTTCCGCTTGATGATCGTCGGGAAGTTGAACCTGCGGGAGACCATGTAATTGCGGAATCTCTGCTTCAGGAATTCGTGGTTCTTCGCCTGCCATTCCCGCGCCTGCGGAACCATCGCGGTCGTCGCGGCCCTCGCGTGCTTGAAGTCGATGGCGACCCGGTGAAGCGTGTACCCGGCCTCGCGCATCCGAAGCGAAAGAAACGAATCCTCCCCGTAGGCCCCGGCCAGCTCGGGCGGGAAAAGATCGGGCTGCGCCGCCATGATCTTCTCCCGGTCGGCGCAAAGCATCGCCCCCTCCAGGTACTCGAACCGTGGGCCGAGTTCCCCGACGAAATCCGACCGCAATTGGCAGCAGCCGCCGGCCGGACCTGTCAGGGCGCACAGCGGGTCTCCCTGGAACGGGGCCTTCAACAAATCGAGCCAATGGGGGCTGACCGTCGTGTCGTTGTTCAGCATGACGAAGTACTTGCCGATCGCTCGCTTGAACGCCTGCCGGTTGGGCTCGATGAAGCCGAGGTTCTTCTTATTGTGGACGACCGACACGGGGCGCTTGGCCGATTCGGCGCGGGCAAATTCGTCCATGTAGGCGCCCACCCCGTCTTTCGATCCGTTGTCGGTCAGGATCAGCTCGAAGTCCCCTCCCTGGGAGGCGACCGACTCAAGGCATTTCCGGGTGAGGGCGAGATTGTTGTAGGCCAGGATCGAGATGCTAAAGAGCGGGGGGTTCATCTTGTATTTGTTTTCTGGATTCCTTCTGTTTTCTCTCCTTCTCGTACCGCATGAAGGCGAGCTTCCGGTAGTATTCCGAGTCCCCCCGGCGTCTTCCGGGACACCGCTTTCCCAGGTTCTTTTTTCCCTGCTCGGACAGCCATTCTCTGACGACCGGCGGGGTCTCTGTGGACGCGGACATGGGGCTTCAGTGTGCTAAGCCTTTGCGCAGGTCAAGCCCATTACGTAGCGATTACGTCTTGACAGCCGCCCGGCGCTATCCCAAACGTCGCTTCAATCTCAAAGCGCCGGGAGTGATTGCCCCGACTTCAGGCCGCATAGCGGCACCCGGCCAAAGGAGGACTGGCCACCTCGAAACAACCGGCGACCAGCGGGCATTCGCACGCGAGAACCGGGATCACCCAACGTCAGCAATCACTCGTCATGGCCAATCTATCGAACATCAATTCCTATTTCGAGACGCGGCGCAATCAGTTCGAAAACAACATCTTTGACCGCTACTGGACGACCGATCCCTACGCGGGACTCATCGAGCAAAAGCCCTTCGAACTGGAGATGGGCTTGACCCCGACGGTCGTCACCGCGACCCACGAACTGCCCACCTCCTATCTTCCGCTGACCCAAACGGCGCTCGCGCTGTCCTCGGGCACCGGCAACGCCGCCTGCTCGCCCGGGGTCATCAATATCGGCGGCGGCTACCTGGAGCGCACGTTCAACCTGAACGTTTTTGCCGGGCAGACGGAAGTCTTCTGCCTGACCGACCTGCAGTTCAAGTTTCAGTGGGAGCAGCAGGCCCGGTTCCGCGAGAAAGGGCTCGGAGACTTCGTGACCCAGTACCAGGGTGACTGGGCCCGGATCTACTACATCGGGCAGCCGCTGACGCAACTATCGACGACTGGGGCCGGCCAGTTCACGACGGCGACGACGGCCGGGTACAACTTCGCCCCGCTCGCAGGAAACGTCCCGGTTGTTCCGCTAGACTGGGCGATGCTCGGCCAGATCTACGACCGGCTGAACCAGATCGGCGCCCAACAGAACGCGGTCGGAATGTCCGACGGGACCCCGGTCTATGCGCTCAACTGCGGCCCGGGCCTGAAGCGCCTCCTCTATCAGGGGACGCAGAACGTCCGGACGAGCGTCGACTTCATGGACATGGGCAAAGAGTACAGCCGGAACTTCCTCGCCCGCGGCATCGACTCGGCGATCAACGGCTGGCTCCCCAACGTCGATCTGAACGCCGTCCGGTACGACATCGGCTTCAATCCGATCTATCCCTACGTCAACAACCCGGTTACGAAGGGTACTCAAGCGCAGCCGAATTCGGCGTACCGCACCGTCAAGAACGGCGGGAGCGCCGTCTATGAGGCGTTCTCGGCCACGGCCCGAGGCGTCTTCAGCAAGCGCCCCCGGCCCGTCGGTCCGCTCCAAGCCGGCCTCATGGCCTTCAACCCGGTCACGTACTCGGGGGAAATCCGGTGGATCAACAACCCGGACATGAACATCAACGTCCTCGGCAACTACGGGTTCTACCGGCTGGACATCCAACAGGCCGCGATGCCCGAGTTCCCGGAACTCGCCTACGCGGGGCTGACGATCGCTGTCGACTGACCCGCGCATGGTCCGGCGGAGGCCCCGGAGGGGGTCTGGGGCTTCCGCTCGGATCGGTTCAAACCAAACCGCCCAATCCAAATCACCATGAAAAGACTCATCGCATCGCTCTTCTGTTTCGCCTTCGCATCCGCCGTCGCGCTGGCTCAGGTCGGCCCGCAGCCGTATGCCCTGAACCAGTACACCTACACCGATTCGACTGGCCACACAGTCCCGTTCGCCATCGCCTATTGCGCCGAACGCCCGATCACCGCCATATTCGATCCCTCGACCTCGGCGACCGACCAGGCCCATGCGTGGTCGCACATGACGAAGGCCAACGGGATCGCTGGATACGCCCCGACCCAACAGCAGGTATTGCCCGGGGTCGTCAACGCGGCCATCGGAACCCAGATCACTCGGACGATCATTCCATTCTCGGTCAACAGCTCGACCACTGGAACCACGCTCGCCACGATACCTTTCTCGGTTGCGACCGTCCTCCAGACGAATTGCCACTACACGTTTCGGGCGGACCTCTTCGTCAGCCTCGGGGCAGGCGGCTCGAAGATCGATGTGGGCGGGACCTGCAACACCTCGAATTTCGTGGCCGAATATCTCGCCCGGGGGGGAACGACCAGCGTCTACGGCGGACAACTCCTCTCGTTCCTGTCGGGGCCGTCGGGGGCTTCGAACTCGACTGCGACCGAAATCGTCATCGAGGGCGAACTCGACGTGACGAACGGGGGGACCTTCGTCATCCAGTTCGCGCAGAACGGTTCGAACGCCACCAACTCGACCGTCCTGGCCGGCAGCACGCTCGCGGTCACGCAAATTCCGTGAGGCGGATCTCGACCCTCCTGGCGTTCGCCCTAGGCGCCGCGGCGGCGTTCGGGCAGCTCGTTCCCTCCCCTGCTCTCAAGACGGTGCCTACCGTGGCGCTTTTGGAGGCGTTCGCGGTCAACCAGTCGCTCGACGGGACGACCGTCCAGACCCTCGGATACAATTCGGCGGGGGACGGCGGAGGCGCCCTTTACCGGTACAGCTATTCGAGCGCGGCCACGGTCGATGGGGGAAGCGTCCTTTCGAGCTCCACCGGGACCGGACGGTGGCTTTTGGTGACGACCAATGGCGAGGTCACGGGAAGGCAGTTCGGAGCCTGGGGGGACGACTCGCACTCCGACGGCGCGGCCCTGCAGGCGGCCGCCAACTATTGCGCGGCCGCCGGATACCGGTTCCACCTGACGGCCGGAACGTACAAGCTCGGCCAGAACCTCTATTTTCCGGCGTCGATCACCTTTTACGGCGACGGGTCTTCCGCCTCCCTTATCGACCCGACCGGCAACCTCTTCGGCACCTACAACGTCGACATTGGCTACTGGCTGGAGGTCAACCAAAATTCGCAAGGCCCGACCGTCCTCGGGTCGACCGCCTACACGGCGAGCGGCACCCTCTATGCCGGCGACCGGTCGCTCACCTTCAACTCGGTCTCAGGGATCTCCACGGGGAGCCGCATGGCCCTTCTCCTCGGAGTCGATCCGAACGACAGCACGCTCCCCTGGAACGTCCTGTTTGCGACCGTGACGAACATCAATAGCTCGACCGTCACCTTCGATCAGAGCTTCCCAGAGAACGTCAACGGGACCTCCCACAAGGCGTATCTTGTCACCGGAAACGACCGGGGAATGGTCATCCGCGACATCGGTTTCAAGACGCTAGGGTCGATCAACGTGACCTATTCCGAGAATGCCCACCTGAGCAACCTCTGGTTTTTCGGCAACAACCCCCGGCCGTTCCAGTTCACCTACTCCTTCAATTGGACCGTCGACAACTGCTACCTGGAGGATTGCACCCCGCTACTCGGTGTCGCCGGTTCGCCGCCGACCAACCCCGCCGACCCGGGGCCGCCCTATGGTTCCTTCCTCTTCGACTCCTGGCAGGATTACAATGGGGTCTTCCGGGACATCACGGTCCAGCACCTCGGGGCCGGCCACTTCTTCGACCTGGAGAGCATCGACCGGAATCTGCTCTTCGACGGACTCAACGTCGGCCTCGGGGTCGCCCAGCCGAACAACAACGCCGGCAATTGGACCCCGTTCCAGATCGGCAGCGGCGAGGCTTCGGGAATCGTCATCCGAAATCCGCGGTTTTCAATCGAGACCGCCAATGCCCTCGGCTATCCCAATTTCGCGGTGGCAGGCGCCCAGGTTAGGGTCGAAAACCCGGCCTTTTTTTTCAAGAGCTACGCGAGCGGAGCATACGGAGCCGCCCTGGCCATCACCTGGAACAACGTCTTCGGGACGCTCAATTGGAACGGGACGATCTTCCCCGAACTGAAGCAGTTCCGGTACGTCATCACGACATCGGCCAACATGAGCAGCGTCGCCGAATCCCTCGGGATCACCGGGATGATCCAGTACTGTCGGGCCTACGCGACGAGCGGGGTATCGGCGCATGTGACGAGCCTCTGGAGCAATTCGGGCAACAACGTCGCGGGGGCTCTCGTCGACGGCCAATCGGTCGACATATCCTCCTACGCGGGCGGGGTGGCGCAGCCGTACAGCTACGTTTATTCCGGCCCGAACATCGCCTGCAACATATCGACGGACAGCGGATGCCCGTCCGGTTCCATTGTTCTCGAAGGGGTCTATTGGCCGCTCGAGACTGAGAACGGATCGGATTACAGCACCCCGAATACGACCGTCAATTTTTGAGCCCATGAAGACCATCGCCAAAATCCTCGCAATCGCGGCCCTCTTTTTGGGCCTTCGCCTCGCCGCTCAGGTTCCGCTTCCCTATGCGACGACCTACGTCAACGTCTCGCTCTCCTCGACGCCGGTCCAGGCATACGCCGGGACGATCAGCCTGGGCGGCTACAACATCAGCAATCCGAATTCCTCGACGATTTATTTCGTCCAATTTTTCGACGCGGCTTCCCCGACCTCCGTCATCCTGGGGACCACGACCCCGAAGATGATCCTGGCCGTCGCGGGCGGTTTCCCGCTCGATAACGCGCAGATTCCGCCGATCCTTTTCTCGCAGGGTGTCGTCGTTGCCGCGACTACGACGCCGGTCGGGACCACGGGGCCCGGATCGGCCTTTTGCCTCACACTATTCCTCCATTGATCCGTGAAGGCCGCCCCACGCCTCCCTTGGATTTTCGCCCTTGGGCTTCTCGGCGCATCGCTTGCGGCCAAGACGCAGGGGTTTTCGACCGGCGCATACACCCCTCCGTCGTCGGTCTCGGTGGCCGTCGTCGCGGGGGGTGGCGGGGGGGGTGGCGGCGCAGGCTTGGGAGGAGGAGGAGGAGGAGGCGCAGGGGGTCTTTCGCAAAATGCAAGCTTTGCGGTGTCGAGTGGGACTTACACCGTCACTGTCGGGGCGGCGGGCTCGGCCGGTTCCGCGCACTCCCAAGGCGGGAGTGGCGGAAATTCCGCGTTCGGCAGCGTGACCGCAACGGGCGGCGGCGGTGGGGGAGCTGGAGATAGCGGCGGGGGCGGAAATAACGGCACTGCGGGCGGCTCCGGGGGCGGCGGGGGCGGCGACAACGCAGACAACGGACAGACCAACGGAGGGACCGGAACGAGCGGCCAAGGCTATGCCGGGGGCAAGAGCGATGCTTCCGACGAGGGATCGGCCGGCGGCGGGGGCGGCTCGAGCGCGATCGGCTCAATCGGCCTATATCCGTCACCGAATGCGGGAGGGGCCGGAGGGGCGGGAACCAGCGTTTCCATCCTGGGGGGCACCGTCTGCGGCGGAGGGGGCGGCGGACCGGCCAACTCTTCGGGCGGGACTGGCGGCGCGGGCGGGACGGGCGGGGGTGGTGCGGGGGGAGCCTGGAAGGCGACCGGCAACGCGGCGACGAATTACGGGGGCGGGGGCGGCGGGGGCGGCGGGGGCGCGAACACCTCGGGTGCCGCGGGCTATAACGGGGCGGTCGCCATTTCCTACCCCAACACCTATTCGAAGGCCGCTTCGACGACCGGAGGCCCAACGATCACGAACACCGGGGGAAATTGGGTGTACGTCTGGACCTCCGGCGGCTCGATCACATTTTGACCATGAATCTGAACCTCAATCCGAAAGTCTGTCACATCCTGGCCGAAATCGTCCAGGGCTGTGGCATCGTGACCACGGTGGCGTCGCTGCCTGGTCTCTCGCTCGTGGCCCCCTGGGTCGGCGTTGTCGCCGGCACCGCGGCCGGGCTCTCGACCATCATCAAGACGTATTACCTGACCGGGAACGTGCCGCCCACCCCGGCGCCCCCGGTCGCTCCCGCGCCCTCGACCTCGAAATGACATGAAACTCTTCGCATCTCTATTCCTGGCCTTTTCCATCGCCCTCGGCGCCGCAGTCGGACTCTCCGGCTGCTCCACAACCGGCCTCGGCTCCATGACGAGCGCTCAGGGGGTCGCCCTGGGTCAGCCGATCATCGCCGGGGGCTTGGCCCTCGTCCTTGAAAACAACCCGAAGTACATCCCGATCGCGCAGACGGTCGGCACGGCGCTCTCGACGAACAACTACACGGATCTGACGACCGCAGGGGTCAACGCGGCGATCGGGGCGATCGTGACGAAGGCCGGAGGGGACGCGCAGATCACCTCCATCATCGAGGCCAGCGTCGATGCGGGGCTTGTCACCTACCTCGAAGCCGTCGGGGAATCCGCTCTTGCGAAGGATCCGAACGCGCAGGCCGTCTTGCAGGAGTTGGGAGCGGCGATTTCGCAGGCGGCGACCACCGCTGCGGCCAATCCCAAGAACTGACCGGCTTCCAATCGCTCGAACCTGTGGTGTTGACCCCGCTCCCGATGGCCGAAAAGGATTCTATCAGGCAGCTCTCTTATATGCCGTGGAAGGACAAAATCATCCTCTTGCTCGTCTGCGGGATTTGCGGCTTCGGTCCGCACTTTCTGACGGACTCGGATCAGAGGAACCGTGATTCGTCACTCTACAGCGCGATCAACTCGGTGAAGGCCGACGTGCAGGACCTCAAGGTGACGGTTACGGCTGGATTCTCGGACGCCAAGAATACGGCGGCGCAGGTGGCCGATCACGAGGCAAGGATCAGGGTTCTAGAGCGGGAGCAGGACAAGCAGGAAGACGCGGAAGCCCGGTCGCACTGAGTGTGGCGGCAGCGGACGGATCATTTCATCCGCTCCCCCCGTCCGCAGCGGCTCGGGCGGACATGGCGGCGTTCGCCCCAAGTGCCATAGATGCATCAATGGCGTCTCTCGCAGTCGGCCTTTCGTTGGCTTTGTGAAGGGCAAACCCCCTGCCATCTTTCAGCAGGCAACACTCCCAGCCGTCGGACCAGTAAGCCAATCGCCCTCCGGTTTCCAGCCAGTCCAACCGTTCCTTGTCCCTCCGCAGCCGCTCGTTCTCGGCGCGGAGGGCAGTGAGGGCCCTTAGCATCGCCAAGAGGTCTTCGCGCAGCCTCTCCACCGCCGCGCTGAGTTCGTCGTGAGGGGTCATCGGAATAGGAAGTAACATGTCCAGCACGTAATTGTGGCGACGACCCAAGCGGTAAATGCTAGCATAGTGAAAAGCGGGATCGAGTAATCTCTGGCGTCTTTAGATTCTCGCCACCCAACCAGAATCATCAGGACGAACCCAAACACTGTGACGGCGGCGGGAAGATACCAGCTTGAGAAGTGAATGGTGATGCTCATGTCGTCCCCTTCCCCTCCTCCGCTGCGGTGGGCTCGGTGAGGGCGAGGGGAAGGGCTGTGAGGTCTTCCAGCTCAGAGATCGTTTCTTCGGGAATGTAACCTCCACCCTCGATGGTGTAGTCGGGGCCAGTTTTATCGAGCCGTTGACGCCACTCGGATAGGTACTCGCGCACCGCCTCTAGCCCCCTCTCCGCATCCTGCCGCCACTCTCGTTCTTCGATCAAACGAGCTTCGAGATGAACCGACTTTTTCTCCACATCCTCCCGGCGGGTGCGCTCGGCGGAAAGCTCGGATCGGAGGTCGGCTAGGGCGGACTCCGCGATGGCGTAGATTCGGGTAGAAACCGCCACCGCGTTTTCCGGGCCGAGCGTTTCTTTGATCTCGGCCAGGATGTTCGAGGCTAGTGCAATTGACGCTCCGCTGGCCTCTCCTAGTGCCGGTTGGCGGTCGGGCGGGGTCATGGTAAATCCTGCTCTTTCTTTGGCATTGTTGGATCGTGGTCGATTATAGGCGTACCTAAAATACCGGGATGTCCGGGAATCTCGCGCCTATCTTCCTCCCACACGGGGAACTCGACACAGTTCCCATCGGTGAAGTGAATCCATGCGATACCCGGCATTTTAACCCTATTATATTGCACGTAGGCAACCTCGTCGCCGGGTTTAGGAAAGTGTGATTTGTCGGTACTCACGCGCCTCCTCCCTTCGTCTCCCCGCGCCGCTGGCGGTAGGCGGAAAGAGCGGTTTCGGCGATGGTTACCAGATAGGTATTTTCGTCGCTATTTCCGATTTTTTCCAGCGCCTCCACCAGCGGCTCGCACGCCTCGCGGACTCGGGCCTCCGTGTTGGCGCGCTCGGCGGCAATGGCGGCAGCGACCCACACCCTATCGTGTGGGCTGGGCCAAACGTTCTGATCCCAATTACGGGTCGCACGGATTGCCTCGCACGCTTTGGCCATCTCTTTTTGGCACCAATCAGCGTGCCGAGCGTGCTCCTCGTCGTTCTCACGGATCACTTCATCCACGGCTTTCGCCACTGTGCGGGCGACGTGGGCGGCGATCACTCGCGCCGCTGACAGGTCGCTTCCGGCTTCGACCTCATCGGCAATCCACGTTTCTTTCGCCAACTTCCAGCAGCGAATATCCTCCTCGCTCGGCGTGACTTTGGCGGGTGCGCCCTGCGGCGGGGTGGGTTGGTTTTCGGTGGTCATGGGTTCAACGCCAGTTGGCGTTCCTTTCGTAGTGCGGTGATGGCCTGTTGAGTGCTGAGAAAGAGCCTGCCGCCTCGCGGTCCCGGTCGGCGCCATTGCCAAGCGAACACGCGGTCGATCTCCAGCGGGCGCGTCGATGGTTTCTCGACAGTCCCATCCGGCAGCGAGGCAGTCCAACCGGCGAGCCGAAGGAATATCGCGTCCTCAATGTCTCGGTTGAGCATTGCGACCTTCGACTTGAAAAGGAGCATGGCGCGAACGTCGGGATGCTCCTTAGTCTCCCACGGAAGCTCGCGGATCTGCCTCCAGAACGCTTCGTCCCGGTCGAAGTAACCGGGCGGCATCTCCCCCTCCCGCTCTGCCTGTTGCGCGGTCATAGTATCATCCCGGGCTGCTGCGTCCGCTGGCGGGGAGCGGTCATGCGATCTCCTTTAGCTGGAACATTTCAGCCTGGGCAGTCGCATTGTTCAGGTTCGACTGCGCTAATTCCCAATAGGATTTCTTCAACTCGGACCCGATGAATTTTCGGCCGAGTTTCAAGGCCGAGTAGCCTTCCGATCCGATGCCAGCGAAGGGCGAATAGACGAGGTCGCCGGGGTTCGACCAAAGCGTCACGGCGCGTTCAATCACGTCGAGTTGAAGAGGGCAGATGTGGCGTTCATCTGCTTGGTCTCTAGCCCCTTCGCCGTTGAGGACTCGGCTTTGATCCACCGTCATCCATACCGGCGAAGCGACCTCTTGCCAAAGATCGACAGGAAATACGGAAGGGTCTTTTGTCACCGGCCTTGGGTTCTCCCCAGGCTTTCGGAAGACAAGGAGGTAATCCGGAGCCCCCACACGTGAATCGGTCGAGTCGGCCTTGAGGGTCTTGTAAAGCAATCCGTGGGCCTTCGTCCGTTGCATCTCGGTCACGGGCGACTTCCAAATTGTAATGCGTGAGTGGAAGAGAAATCCTTTGCTCCAGAAGGTACGGATAATCTCGCCGGGGAAATCCTGGAACTGGATCTTCCCGTGCTTCCATTTGGTCGAGAGAAGGTCGACGCAGTGTACGGCGATCTCTCGGCCCGGAACTGTGATCCGCTGCATCTCTTCGACTAAGATTTCAAAGTGCTTGGTAAATTCGCCGAGTCCTACGCAGTTGCCCATGTCCTGCAGGTCATGCGAATACACGAATAAATCGGGAAACGGCGGGGAGAAGATCGTGAAATCTATGCTCTCGTTCGGGATTGTCCGGGCGAATCTCACGCAATCACCGTGCGCGAGCTTCCAGCCGGGGCCGGAAGCAACGATAATGTCTGTATTGACGGATAGGTCTTTGATTCGGTTTTCGGCGAAAACGGCGGAGGCTTTTTTCATCTCTTGTTGCATAATAGTATGCTGCTCGATTTTGCGTTGAATAGTCTGTAAAATCGCTCCTTCAGTAGCGGCTTGAACGACGTAGGCGTTGACCTCGCGGGTCTGGCCGAACCGATACGAGCGACGCAGGGCTTGGTAGAACTCCTCGAACGAGTAGGAGAGTCCGACGAAGGCTACGTGGGCGCAGTTCTGCAAGTTGAGGCCGAATCCAAAGATTGAGGACTTGCTCACGAGCACCCGGATGGAACCGCTCAAGAATCCGTCTATGGCCTTCTCTTTCGTCGCCTGGGTGTCGGAACCTCGGACTTCAACGCAGTCCGGGATGGCATTCTTGAGATGGTCCGCCTCATCGTTAGTGTTGCACCAGACCAGCCATTGCTCGGATGGCTTGGCCGCCACGATTTCAGCAACGCGCTTGGCCCGGGCCGCGCTCGTAAGCCGCATTTCCCGGTGAATGGTTGTGGCGGAAAGGGTGGCATGGCGGAATAGTTCGTCACCGGACTCCGCCGACTCGTCCACCTCAACTATCTCTGTGTGCATCCTCAGCGGCGGGAGTTCATAGCCGTCGTCCTTGTAGCCAATGTCGGATGGCTTGGAGACGCAGCAGGCCCACGACGCGACCCATTTCCAAAACTCTCCCTCGGCGTGCCGCTTGAGCCTCCAGTCTCCGGTGTTGAAGGTATCGTTGACGAAGAACGTCGCTAGCATTTGGAACGGCGTACAGACCCCAAGGAAATCTGCGTGCTGTCCAAACTCCGTATAGTCATTCGGGCTTGGAGTCGCCGTGCAGCAGAGACGGTAGCGCGTATCGGCGAAGGCCCGAGTCAGTGCGATGCGCGTCTTGCCGGTAAACGCCTTGAGGCAGGAGCTTTCATCCAAAACTACTCCGATGAACGCCGAAGGCTCGAAGTGCTCCAACTTCTCGTAATTAGTGATAAAGACACCGGCTCCTCGGACCGACGATTGATCGGCCACGACCTTGCATGGGATTCCGAACTTCTTGCCCTCTGCAGCCGTCTGGTGGGAGACGGCGAGCGGCGTCAAGATTAAGACCGGGGCCTTGGCGTGGGCCGAAACCTGCCGAGCCCATTCAAGCTGCTGAAGGGTCTTGCCTAATCCACACTCCTCAAAAAGAGCGGCCCGGCCATTACGGATTGCCCAACGCACTACGCTCTTTTGCCAGTCGAAAAGCGGGGCCTTGATGGGTTGCGGTTCAAAACCCGCCGCGAGATTGCGGCGTACCTTTGAAGCGATAAAGGTGTCGTAGTCGCTCATCCCCGACCTTTCGCATGGGTCGCGGCTCTCATAGGCTCAAGGCTCCCCATTGATCGGCCATGGCTTCCGCGATGCCAGGCATGGTGCGGCTTCGCTCCTTCCAGCGATCAGGTCCAGGGCTTGCGCGATGCACTCTCGGCGTCCGGCCTTCAACGATATTGGTTGGAACGAGCCGCGGCAGGTCTCTCAACCACAAGACCGTTGCTTTCGGCTCGGCGTGTCCAAACTGCCAGGGCTGGATAATCTGGCGTTCTGCCCGGTTCCCGATGATCTCGGCGGCGTGAGAGTGCATGACGGGGTTCTCAACCGCAACGGGTCCCTCCCAGACATCGAAGAATTGCAGAAAGAAAGCGGCAGCGGATCGCATCGCCTCCCACCGCTCCTCATTCCTGATGTTGCCTCGCCCCCCCGTGTAGAGCCATCGGACTCCCGAATTGCAGAGAAACGTGCAGGGTGGGTGCGCTATCACCAAATCGAACGAACGGCCGCAAAGCGTTGCGATGGCATCGCCTTGGATGTGGTACGGTGATCTGTCCTCGGATTCTATCAGGTCACAAGACCAAGCATCGTGACCGCGCTTTCTGAACGCGGTCCTGACGACACCCGAAAACTCGCATGCGACTAGGACTTTCATGTTTCAGTCGCGGCGAACCGGACGAGGCGGCGGCAGATCCCCCGGCTCATGCCTCCTGCCCCGGCGCACACTTCGGCGAAGGTCATGGGGTCAGTCCCGCACGTTCCGCAGCCGCCAGAAGCGCGAGGCAGGCGGCGCGGGCGAAGGTCGGGGCCTCGCTATGGTACTCCTTGGTGCTGATGAATCGACCTTGCAGCCTCACGAACCAAGTGTCGCAGGAGTTGGAGAAAGTGATTACCGCGTCGAAGTTGGACCGTTTCAGCAGCCCGAGCACCGCGTTCGCGTCAGTGGCGTAGGGGGGCACCTCCATGCGCCTTTCATGCGTGTTTTCGTTCACCCAATAGTAGGGCAGCAGGATTCCGCCTTTGCGTGTCTCGGGATGCGGAGGACCGGCCTTGGGGAAGGCTTCGCGCCAACCGGCGATTTGGGCCACCGCTGCCGATAGCTCGCCGTCGCTAAGTTTCGAGTAGTTCATGGCGCGATCTCCCACCCCACCAGATCCCCGAGCCCGAACCCGGCCAGCACCGCCTCCGTCGCGCTCCAAGCGAACACCCGCATCGGCGGACCAGAGCGGAAATGCAGCGTGTAGGGGGTCATTGCCGGACCTCCTGGGCGAGCTTCCAGGCTCCGTTGATCGCAGCCATTGCCGCGTCGCTCCCGCCGTTGTCAGGGTGGCATAGCTTCGCGCCTTTGATCCACGCCGCCCGAGCCTCTTCCAGCGTGCAGGATTCCGACACCCCCAGGACCTCGTACCAAGGGCGCAGGTCAGCCGGCGGGGGCAGCGCCGTGTACCCTGCAAACGCCTGCTCGACGGTCCCCACTCCGTACCTGTCCTGCGCTCGGATCGCGTCGATGTGCATGGCGATGGACCACAGGTTGTGCTCAACCCGGTCCCATTTGTCGCAGGCGAGGACCTTGGGCTGCCCCTTGAGCATGAAGTAAACCGCCGACCCAGGGTCGTGCGGGTTCTTTTGGTTCGAGTAAGGGAGCCCATCCCGCCTCAACTCCACGTTCGTCGAGATGACGACGTTGTAGTCCCCGACGCCGATCAACTTCAACTGCCGGTAGATTTCCGTGGCGGCACGCTCCATCGACTTCGGGACGAAGCGCGAATGGTGCCTATACGGCGTGCGTTTCCACGACTGCGGCCAGGACAAAGGGTATGCCTGTTGGGTGGTCATTTGTGCATCAGGTTGAAAACCGGAGCCGGGTGCGGATTCACGATTCTCCCTTCACCTTCCTCATTCGGAAGAACCCATCGTGGCTCGGAAATTCAGCGTGGAACCTCCTCGCGAAATACGGCGTGAGGTTGTTGTTGAGCTTGTACGGCTTCTCCCCCGTGACTACCGACGACTCCCACCGAATCCGGTGAAGCACCAGATCGGCGCTTAGGTGCCGGTGGCCTTTGGCGATCGCGGACTGGGTGAAGGCGACGAAGAGCGACCAGACCCGCGGATGGGCGTTCAGGAATGCGTCGAATTGCGCTTGGAGGTGCGTTCCGGGTATTCCTGGGAATTGGGCTTGCGACTGCATTTCAGGCTTTCCTGCGCCTCCGGCTCGGAGGCTGCATCGAATCGACCTTTGCGAGCGCCGCCTCGAATTTGGCGACGAATGCGGCCAGGACCTGGGCCAGGACGGCCTGGATCGTCTCGTCTCTCTCGACCCGCACGACGAGCGGCGGAAACTTGCGATGGTAGGAGATAAAATTCCACCAGGACCGTCCGGTGACGAACATGCATCCGTGGACCTGCGCCAGGTATTCCTTCGGGACTCTGCCCTCCATCAGGTATTGAAGGTGGGTGTGGGCCTGGGGGCATTTGACCTCGATCCCGCCGTCTTCGCCGATCAATCCGTCGGGAGAGCACCCGACCTTCATGTCGTCGGTCGTCACGAACCCCACCCGCCGGACCTTCACGTCGTACTGGAATTCGAACCAGGGAATCGCCTCGCTTTCAAGGATCGCTCCCTGGTCCATCGCCCACGAATTCACGGTGTCGGTCGAGACCCCCGCGAAGACTTCGGCGAGTTTGCGGTAGAGATACGTCTCGGGCGTCTGTCCTTTGCGCGGCACGAATTCGGGCGTCACGAGCGAATCAAATTCGCTGGCGGTCGGGCGTCCCTGGCGGAGCAAAAGCCACGCCTCGGAGCCCTGCGCGACTGGATGCTCCATGCTCACGGGGCTTTTGGTTCGAAATGGACGCCTTTCGGGCCGCACGAATCCGATACGAGCGAGCGCCGTTCGACAAAACAGAAGAGCAATTCCGTCCGGTTGCCCCCGGACACCAGATCTATCCAATCCGCCCTCGCCCGGGCGCACCGCGAATAATCCAGTTGGTCGGTTGGGGAAGAATGAGCTAAGGCCGGAATGCAATGCACGCAGTCCTTGCAGAATCTCCTCATGGCTTCGGGCTCCGCGGTCACTTGCGGCCTTTCTTCATCTCGAGCGCGTTGACCAGAACCGGATACCTTCCGAGCGATATTTCCTCGATCCTCGACACCCCGGCCAGTCGCAGGAAAGATTCCCGATTGAAACCGGTCTCGCGCAGCTGTTCCTCGAGATATTGGATGTGGTCCGGGGAGATGAATTCCCCTTCTTTCCTCGCGTCCTCCGGAGCTCCGTCGCTGTCGCGCTCGATGACGATGTTCAAGGCATCGCAGAGGGCGAAACGCTTCGCGTAGGTCGACGCGGCGCCGTCTCCCTGCGTCTCGGTCGAACCCGGAGGGCCCTTGCCGATTCGGGCCATGAACTGATTCGTCCTCGAATGCCCCCCGGTGTGGGTCAGCGTGCAATTCTGGACGACCCTTCCTTCGCTGAACCCCATGGAGAAGGTGAGGGTGAACCCGTGCTTTTCGAGAAGCGGCTTGACCCGCTCCATGATGTCCTCGAAGGGCGCGAAGCGGTATCGGACCGATCCGTCGTTGTTCGGAACCGGTCGGAGCGCCTGGATCGGCGGCAATTCGCTCTGAAACCTCGCGAACGCGGCCGCGAACTCCCTCTCCGCCGCCTTGGCCTCCGTCCGCTCATAGACCTCGACCAGCTTCTCGAACGCGTTGACATTCTCGGCGGTCACTCCGGTCTTGATGAACGCGTGGATCATTCCCGGGACGCTCAAAGTCGAACCCGGAGCGTCCGGGCCGGTGAGGGTGAGCAAGGTCTGCGGCTCCGGTTCGGGGGTCTTTTTCTCGGTCATGGTTTGAGGGGGTTGCGTGGTTTGAACGAGGGTTCGGGCAGGGAATTCGGGATTGGCGGCGATTCGACCGCCGAAAAGTCCGCCCATTCCCAGGGCCACCCGGCTTCGATCCGGGAGCACGATGTACAGAGGCAGAACCTTCCGATCCAGCTCAGGTCCGACGCGGGGGTTTCGGCCCCGCAGCCGGAGCACTCGATTGTGGAAGCTCGCCTGTCCATCGGGTCAGGGGGACGGCTGGAAACTCCTCCGGGCGAGACGGGCCGCTCCCCGCTTCCGGCGCAGGTCCACCTGGAGGAGCCTGGCCACGTATTCGGAGAATCGGTATCCCTGAGAGGCGGCTTTCTTGACGGCCGCGTCATGCAGGGCTCTCTCCAGATTGATCGTGTACCGGCGGGGGTTTTGCAGGAACGAGAATGGAGGCATGGCTTGTTGATCCGTAGCCAATACGTAACGATTACGCCGTCAACAAAAATCTTGACGAAGTGCAATGATTACGTAACTAACACTGGCAATTCTCCCATGAAATACCCGAACGACCCACAAGCCTTCATCAAGGTGACGGGCTCCATGACCGCCCGGATGCACCGGGAGGCGACCGAACAGGCGCGCAGGCTCGGGTACGGGTCCCTATCGGGCTACATCCAGGACCTGATTCGCGGAGACCTCGCTAGCGCGCCGACGACCGTCTCTGCCTCTGCGGCGACGGAGCGGCTGGAAACTGAGTCCAGCCACCGAACCCGGCGTCGGCGTGCGCGCAAATAGCCTTCCATTGCTCCCAGGCGGATTCCTTCTGGAGGGGGTGCAGATAGGACAAAAGGAGCCTCGCGAAATTCTCCAGGTTGTGGAAATCCCGCGCGTAAACCTGCGCCGGACGGTGGGGCATCGGCAAGGAGTTTATCACGGTCTTCGGTGGGGCGCCATAGGGGCGAATCCCCATTTTTGGAATCAGGTTCCCTCGGCAGTCGCAAGACCTTGCGGCAAAGCGAGTGGTTCGGGACTGAAAATCCTTGTGTCCCCGGTTCGATTCCGGGTCTTGCCACCACCTCCCCAACAGTTTGCGCGACAACGGGCGCAAACGACGAAAAACTTGACGGAGCCTCCATTACGTACTCCTTAGTTATGCATTCGGCATTCGGTCGGTGCCCGTGGAATCCGCGAGGACTTTCCGGCCCGAAACTCCTTGCGTTTCAGGGTAGCCGAAAACTTCCACCATGAGCCCACGATCAAACTTCCTTCTCGGCGCGGATCAAAAGTCCGACGCCCGCTCGGCCCTCGAAATCCTCGCCGGCTCCGGAGTATCGCTCTCCGAGGCCGCCCGGCTGGCTATCGCCGGCCGAAGAGCGGTCAAGAACATCTCGGTTAGGGAGTGCGCGAATCTCTTCCTCCACGACCGGCTCCTGACTACGCGCGGCCACACGTACGCCTGGTACGAATCCAAGATCGGGGCGTTCGTCTCGAAATTCGGCGGCTTTTCGATGAACGAGGTGACGAAGGCGAAGGTCCGGGAATGGGTCGGTTCGCTCGAGGCGGCGGAAGGGACAAAGCGCAGCCACGCCCGGGCCGTCCGGGTTTTCTGGAACTGGGCTTCGGCGCAGGAGCCGGCTCTGGCGGGCGAGGACGTGACGGCCGGGATGGAGGTGAGCGCCGAACGCCCCGAGACGATCACCTTTCTCTCGGTCGCCGAGGTCGAGGCGATCCTTGACCGGGCCGGGAAGCATCTGGCTCCGATCTGCCTTTGCCTTTTCGCGGGCATACGGCCGCATGAGGTGGCCGGGGTCGGCAAACCGCCGCTTACCTGGGGCTGCCTCAACATCGAGGAGCGGATCATCCGCATCCCAGCCGAAATCGCCAAGACCGGGTACGCCCGGATTGTCGAGGGGCTTCCGGAAACGCTCTGGAGATGGCTTCCGAGCCCTGGCAAGCCCTCCTCGCCGATCGCCTCCTCCTTGGCACCCAGCTGGCAGGAGTTGGGAGCGTACCTCGCCGGATTCGGTCGCCGGACCGACCGACGCCGGAAGTGGCCCCACGATGCCTACCGGCACACATTCGCCACCTACGCCGTCGCGTTCACCTCGGATGCATCCAAGGTTTCCCTCTGGCTCGGGCACATGGGAAGCCCGGCCCTCCTCCACCGGCATTACCGAGGGCTAACCACCCGGACCGAGGGCGAGAAATTCTTCGGGCTTGCGCCGAAGGCTGCGGAATCGCGCGTCCTGGAATTTCCCGCTTGACTCCGTATCGGTTACGTAATGAGGTCGGCGCTCGTAGGGTGGCGCAGCGGTAGCGCGCCAGGCTCATAACCTGGAGGTCGCCGGTTCGATTCCGGTCCCTGCAACCAATCTCCGTGCTGCCTTCCACCGGCTCACTTTCGGTCGCGGTGCGAGCCCGACCAATTAAACCCCCGGTGCTGTGTGGAAGCGGCCCGGGGGTTTCCTTTTGCCCGGATCGGGCGCCCCCCTCGAGCCATGAATCTCTACTCTGTCTCCCGCTGGAACGAAATCTACGAAAACAATCGCTCTCGCCTCGTCAAGGAACTGTCCTGGGTGCCAGTTCCGAATAGCCACGATGGGGAGGCATACAACCGGATCATCACCTCGAAGGACGGCGCCGAAGTCTTCGCCGCCTGGATCTTGATCCTGCAGGTGGCTTCCCGCTGTCACCTTCGCGGCAGTCTGGTGCGCCGCAATGACGAGCCTCACGACGCTCAGTCGCTGTCCCTCAAAACGCGAGCTCCCGCGTCCTGGTTCGAGAAGGCCCTCCCGGCACTCGTTTCCTGCGGTTGGCTCGAATGCAAACGAGTGCCGGATAACGAGCTGGCACTTGACTGCCGCGAACCTGACGCCTGCATGACGCCTTCGTGCCCCCATGGTGACGATAGAACAGAACAGAACAGAACAGAAAGAACATTAGCCGGGAACCCTCCGGGGGTGCGCGCTTCCGACCTCGAGCTTGACGGCACGACCGCCGAAGCGATCTACGCCGCCTATCCGCGCAAAACCGCACGCCCCGTCGCATTACGGGCGATTTCGAAGGCGATGAGGGAAAAGAGTGCGGGGTGGCTTTTGGAACGCGTTCTTGCGTATGGAAAGGCTGTTCGCGGCACGGAGGAGCGGTTCATCCCTCATCCGGCGACCTGGTTCAACGGCCAGCGGTACAATGACCCGGAATCTTCCTGGAGCCCGGACGGGAGGAAGTTGAGGCTCGAAACGCCGGAGCCGAACGGATGGAGGGAGGCCGCAAAAGCCCTCTGGCCTACCTTCCAGCATCACCAAAGGGCCTGGTCCGACCTTCCGCCGAGCGCCCAAGAAAGGGTGAGGGAGCGGCTTTCATCGCCGATCAGCGCCTAGCGAGCTGGAGCCGCGGAATGCGGGCTCGGACGTTCGGCCACGTCTCCGCCGCCTGTTCCTCCCACCGCTCCCGCTCGGAGCCGGAGGGCTTCATGCGCAGCTTGGCGCCCCCCGGCATCGCTGCCTCCATGAATTCGACGATCAGGCCCGAATCGTCGGTGTAGAAAAACACCTCGCAATTCACGTCGAATTCGTCGCCGCCGATGTTGACGGTTGTCGTCGCCGCGAACGAGAAATCGGGCTTCAAATCGCCGCAGCCCACGTCATTCGAGGTGTTTCAGCAACCGGTCAAAATGGGTACTCATGACCGGCCTCCGATCCCGAGCACTTGGATGCGCTCGACATCGACCACCGGGACACCGGTGGCGCGGATTATCCTGAGTGCCCCGCCGGGAGTCAATCGGTAGGGCCGATCAATCCGACACTCGGCAGTGTGCAAGCAGCCATCTGCGTCAGTTTGCGTGTAGGTCACAATGTTTGCGACTGTGTTGCGCCGAGCCGCGTCTCTGTCGTTTGTGGTGGCCATGGCTGGGATCGTGATGGGTTTGGTGGTTGGAGTCATCGCGTTTTGAGTTGTCATCCCTACGCTGCAGTTACGTAATGATTATGCAAGCTATTTGCCACCGTCCCACGCTCGATCTTGCGCAAGCGCATTGCGCTCAAACCCTAACCTGCGATATTTTAGCTCGACACGTTTCCTCCGGCTGCCCATCGCTAAAATCCGCAGCACGGGCACCAAAGCCCGGCGAGGATGCATCTCCGTCGGCATTTCCGAATTCCGAGAACCCCCAGAAACACCGAAGGCCGCGCGATTCTCCATCCAACGCTGACCATCACCCGCTTTTCGTTGCTGAGTACGTTGGCCATGTCCTGCCCGATTTTAGGTTTTGGGTGGACAGGATGGGAATCGAACCCATACTCTCAGGTGCAAACTCTGAGGTAGTCGCCGCCAGGAGCCTGCCCGATTGTACGGCCGAGGGTGTTAGCGCACTCTCGGCCAAATTGTTATTTGGGTTGCCCGCGCTTGACGCCCCTCCCGCAGACACCTATCACCCCAAAGCGACCACACCTCAACTCTCAGACATCAGGCCCGTCCACGCTCCCAGACACGCCACCTCGCAGCCACTCCTATGAGCGCAGCCCGCCTCCCCAACCCACGCCTCCGCCAGCGCAACCTGCCCCTCTCGGTCGAGCTCGCGGCGAAACGGCTCTATGTGGTCGGTTGTCAGGGGCCCGGCGTCATCGCGGATGCACTCGGGCTCACCCCTCGCCAGGTCGGCGCTCTCGCCCATCGCAGAGGATGGACCCAGCTGCGCGAAAAGCGCCGGGAAAAGGCCATCGCCAAGGCGGATCGGCAGATCGAGGCCGATCAGGCCAACGAGGTGGACACGCAGCGCATTCAGGATGCGACGGCGATCCTCGCCGAAGACCTCACGATCCGCACTCTTGAGACGTGCAGCGAGCGGTTGGAGCAGAAGAATGACAAAGGCGTCAGCATGCTCAGCACCGCCGCGCGTAACTTTCATGAAATCGTGAGGAAAGCGCGAAACCTGGATCGGCGCGAATCTACGGAAACGGGGGGAATGACGCTCAATCTCTTCATGGCGCGATCAAACCAGCGTGCCGAGCGTAACATCACACCGGATACGCGAGTCGCTGCCGACCCCATTCCGGTGCGCGTGACTCAAGTTGCGTAAATCGTTGATCGAGGATAAGGAATCTGGAAACGCGAAACGCGCCTCGACGCAAGCGATCCGGTGGCGCCGGCTTGGCGAGGAGTCATAGTCCTTGTGCGCGGCTGCGTAGCGTGAAAGGAGAGTCCCCGACCGAGCGCGATCCGCTGGTCGGATGGCAACGCCGCCTGTCTAGCGACCGTGCGCAGCGACAGGCAGCCGCAGGCACTCCCGGATGGTCGGACGGTCGAGCGATGGTTGACCCCACGGCCACCCCCCTCCCTGGGGAATGGATGCCGCACGGACCGAATCCGATTGCCCCCTCCACACCTTTCCTCGCGCGTGAGGCCGGCTTGTAGGCAGGGGCCTGGTGGCGCCGGTCGAATGCGATCGTCTCGGAACCGTAACGCTGAGGTCGTTGACTCCGCAATGGGCTTGCGCTTTGAAATCGCGGATGAGCCGCGGAAGCCAGAACGAACCGACCCGGCTTTTGCCGCTGGACGGCCTGCGGGGGTTCGCGATAGCGCTGGTGCTGGTCGGGCACGGCTGGACGCAGCTTGGCACGGGATTGGGAGGGCCGGTGGGGGCGGTCCTTTCGGATTGGGGGGCTTGCGGGGTGGGGTTATTCTTTGCGCTGAGCGGTTTTCTCATCACGCGGCTGATGTGCGTCGAAGAGGAGGCCCATGGGTCGGTCTCGCTGGGAGGGTTCTACGCTCGCAGGGCGATACGGATCTTGCCGCCGGCTTTTGGGTATTTGGGGGCGGTGTCGGTCCTGACGGTTGTTGGGGCGGCGAAGGTCCCGTGGGGAATGATCGGCGGGGCGGGGATTTTCGCCGCGAATTACCTGCGGTCGGGGTGGACGCCGGATGCGGCGAAATACCTTTTTCACCTCTGGAGCCTGTCGATGGAGGAGCAGTTTTACCTGGTTTGGCCGGTTGTCTTTGCGCTGGCCGGACGCGAATGGGCGAAGCGGGGAGCGATCACGCTCATCGCGTTCATGCCGGTCGTGCGGGTTGGATGGTATTTCGCGGTTCCTGGGGGGAGGGGCGACTTCTACCGGGCATTCCACCTGGGGCCGGATCGGTTCCTCTTCGGGTGCATTTTGGCCCTTTGCTGGGAGGAGTCCTGGATGCGCAAACTGGCTTTCCGGATAGGGTCGGGGACGGCCGTCGCGTTCCTTGCGGCGGTCGTTCTTGTCGGGTCGCCGTTGGCCGATCGGTGGCTTGGGGGTGGGTACTCCATTGCGGCGGGGGTGAGCATCCGGTCGGCTGCGTCGGCCGGAATCGTCGCAGCGGCGATCGGAAGGGGCCCGTCGGGGTTCGTCCGAATGATGACATTCGGGCCGTTGAGAGCGCTTGGGCTTTTCTCGTACAGCCTGTACCTGTGGCAAAATCCGTTCCTGGTTCCGGTGCGGGGGAATTGGGCGCTCGACATGGGGGGTGCCCTGGCCTGCGGAGGAGCCTCCTATGCTGCGCTCGAGCGACCGTTTCTGGCGTTGCGGCGCAGGTGGAAGAGAGAGGGGGCTGTGAGGCGGGGACTTCCCGAAACGGGGAGTTCAAACGTCGATGAAATCCGGGATCGCCTTCGCGGGAACGGAGGCGCCGGCCGATCCCCGGTAATGGGCGAACGCCTCGGACTCGTCGAAGATCCTCCGGTCATCGACGTGCGCGAAAAAGGAGAAGTAGCAGGTGCCGGGGTTCAAGATGCCGCCCGAGTGCCGCAGGACCGAAACCTTGCCGATCGGGATCGAGAGGGCAGCGGCGAATCCTTGGGCCGCCCGGGAGAGGAAATGCTCGACCTCCGAGGTCGACCTTCCGGGGAAGTCCGACCAGTCGATTTCCATGAGCGGGGTTTTGACGCACCCGGAGGGGAGCCGGATGAGCGGGATGCGGCAAGGACCCGCTTGGGTCGCCTGGTGCAGGATCGCAGGGAGCGGGGTCATTCGATTTTCAGGTGCCGGAAGACCGGGGAAATCCTTTGCCGAAGGAATTGGCCCTTGGACTGCGACCCGAGGAATTCCTCGTGAACGGTTCGGGGGACCCCGACGTAGCGATAGACCGAGCCAGAGCGGAACCCGACCTCGAGGACCGCAGTCTGCGGGTCGTACCCGATGTCCTTCACGTTGGACGAGTGGACGGGGGAACGGGGAATTCTTGAGGGGACCATCGCTATTCCTTTTCGAATGTCTCTCGTGCGCAATTGCGGATGCGCTCCTCCTCGTCGCTCATCGTTCGGCCATCCTCTGGTCCGCCCGGTCGCGGTGGCGCTCGTTGTTCTTTTCCTTCGTCATCTTGACCTGCCGCCAGACGAATGCCCAGGCGAGCCCGACCAGAACGATGGCCCATGAGAAGGTCATTGGGCCTTTGGGTTGAAGCCCGGAGGAGGCGGGACGATTTGCGGGGTCGGAGGAGCGAACGCGGCCTGGAACGAGGTGCATGGCGCCGTCGCGTGGTAATGCAGGATTCCGGCCATCGAGGCCGGATGGACCGCTCCGCATTGGACGGCCTCCCGGATGATCGAGGGCGCCTTCGAGGAAAAAAGGGCGATGTTCCGAACTTCCTCTGCGCCGTCTGAATTGTCGAGAAGCTGTACCATGGAACGAAAGCCTACGAAAGGACAGCCGCGAACGAGTGCTCAGGGATGACCTCGTACATCTTCTCGTCGATCTCGACCCGGGAAAATTGCAGCTGCCGGGGCATGAGCACGCGATCGCCGACCTTGACGATTTCGCACTTGGGGCCGACCGAGGCGATCTCGAGGGTCGCCATGAAGATTCGCGCGCCGGAGTTCGGCAGGTGCAGTTTTTTGCCCTCTCCCAGGTCCAGTTCCTTTTCATCGGGGAGCCTTCGGGCGAGCGCCTTGTTGCCGATGGGTACGAAATTCGAAACGCGGGGGGAGAGGGAGCTTCGATGGATCATGGGCGGCGATTCGTGCCATGCGCAAAGGGATTGTCAATACCCAAAGTACGTCTTGACTACGCATCTGGTAGCCCGTAACCACGCATCGAACCCGAATCCATTCCGAAAAGGAGGACAACATGCCCGGCAGCGTCTCAATCAAATCCACCGGCCAGAAGGCCGCGAGTTCCGCCTCGACCGACATGCGCATGGACCACGCCGATCCGTCCTCGCCGCACCCGACCGCCCCCAAGGGCAATCCCGGTATGGGTCCGACCGTGACGAAGGGCGAGTACCGCGAAGTACCCTCGCCGGGGATCACTCAGACCGGCGTCGGGAACCTGGCGTGCAACGACGCGGCCTGCGAGCAAGTGAACAAGCACCCGAGCGGTCCGATGGTTGCAAGCGGCGTCGCCGCCGTCATGCACCATCGCCCCGGAAAGATGTGATGGCCTTCGGGTCTCCCCCGCGCCACCTGCCGAATCTGGGCGTCCCGAAGGGCGTCCATCCGGTGATGCGGGGCCAGCACGGCGAGGTCGTCGTCCGGCATCCGAAGCTGCCCGGGCCGCAGATGATGGCCGCCTCCCAGGATTACGCCGAATTGCCCTCCGGTTCGCTCTCGCAGGGCAGTTCTCCGGGCGGAATCACCGGAGGGCTCGCTCCGTTCCAGTCGGCCGCGGGAGCCGAGGGCGGCGAATTTCAAGGAGGCTGAAATGGCAAAAATGAGGAAGATGCACATCAACCCGGCCAATCGGGGGAAGTTCACCAAGGCGGCCGGCGGGAAGGGAAAGATCGGCTCGAAAATCAAGAGCGTCCTCAAAAAGGGGAGCAAAGCCTCCGGAACCCTCAAGAAGGAGGCGAATTTCGCCAGGATGGCCCGGCGCCATTGGATGCCGCTCTCCTCCCAATCGAAGTGAAGCGGACAGGCACGACGCCCGCGGTCGATCCGCTGGTCATGCGCTCAAAGGGGGTCGCCTTGAACGTCCAGGCGACCCGAGCGGACGCCCTCAAGGGGATTCCGGCCCCAAGATCGGTCCGCTTGCGCGACGGGGTTTATTCCGACCTGGGAGAGCTCGAGAAGCCTCCACCGTCGATCGGGCGGCAGTGTTCCCCGTATTCCGAGGCGACCGATTGAGGGCGACCCCGTAGGCCAATGGCCGCGCCTTCCGGAACGATCGAAGCCTACGGGAGACCGTATCCCAAGGGCACGATGAGGTTCGCGATCGAGTTGGACTGCTACCGCGACCGGTTAAGCCGCGCTGACGGCGGCCTCGGGGCCGAGGGGCATTTCAAGAACGCGTGGAAGATCTTCTGGCCCGAATTCCAGTGGAACGACTGGTGCGAACTCATGGTGTGGGCATGGTGCAATTACAAATACGTCGTCATCATCGGCCACGCCCGAGCGTCCAAGACCTACACGAACGCCCATATCGCGTACCTGGACTATTGCGCGGACCCGGTGACGACGCTCACTTCCGTGGCGACCGTCACCTTCGAGGGGCTGCGCCTGCGGATGTGGTCGGACCTCTTGCGGGCAGTCGAGACTTCCCGGGTCCCGAATCCCTTCACCGTCAGGTCGACGACCAACGAGTGCCGGATATTCCCAACAGAGCTCGCGCGGGAAGCCGGGGAAAAGTACCAGATCCACGGCATGTCGGTCTCCCGGACCCAGGATGCCCCGGGTAGAATCCGGGGCGGCCACGCAGACCGCCGGAGGATTTTCCTCGACGAGGCCCAGGACATGCCGGACGCGATCTACGAGACGATCTCGAACCCCATGTCCGCCCCCGACGCCCGGTGCGTCATGCTGACGAACCCGGTCGAGAAAATTTCGAGATTTGGGGAATGGTGCGAGCCGAAGGAAGGATGGGGCTCGGTCGACGAGACCGATCTTTGGTGGGAGACGAAAAAGGGCGACGGACAGGGGGTGTGCCTCCATTTCGACGGGCGACAGTCGCCGAACCTCAAGGCCGGTCGGACGATCTTCCCGTTCCTTTTGACGGAGGATTTCTGCCGGGAGGTCGAGTCGAACCACGGGAGAGAATCGCTCCAATACTGGTCGCAGGTCATCGGATTTTTCCCGCCGGACGGGGTTGTCTCGAAGATCTTCCCGGCCTCGGTCGTCGAGCGCGCCAAGAGCCCGATCAGGTTCGACTTCGCCCCGCAGATGTGCGCGACGCTCGACCCGGCGTTCGAACAGGACGATTGCGTCATGCACTTCGGACAACTCGGGATGCCGGTTTTCGGCCAGAGGGACTATCGTATCAATGCGACGGAGACCGTCGTCTGCAAGATCGACGCCGGGCCGGCGGCCGAGCCCAAGGATTACCAGGTCGCCCATTGGGTGATTTCGGAATGCGGGAAACGGGGGGTCCAGCCGAAGCATTTCATCATGGACCGGACCGGCGGGGGAAGGGGCGTCTATGCCATCCTCCAAAAGGAATGGAGCCGCGATGTCGAGGGGATCGACTACGGGGGGGCGGCGACCGACCGTATGCTGCGCGGGGACGACAGCCGAAAGTGCAACACCATATACAAATGGTTCGTGACGGAGCTTTGGTTCCGAGCGAGCGAATGCGCGAAGGCCGGGCTTCTGGGGGGGGTGTCCAATCTCCATCCGAGGACCGCCGACGACCTGTCGAGCCGCCGGTACGAATTGAAGCAGGACACCAAGGGGACGCTCATCGTCGCGGAGAGCAAGGGCCGGGTGAAGGAACGCCTCGGGCGATCCCCGGACTTCGGGGACGCGTTCGTCCAGTTCGGGGAGCTTCTGGTGCGGCTCGGGACGGCGCCGGGAGGCGGCATCGTGGCCAGGATGAAGGCCGGTTCCCTCTGGACCAGATCGAAGGACAGGGCGGCCAAGGCGGCGGCCCGGTACGACGAGGCGAGGGAATTCTCGTATTAGCTTGAAACAGGCATCGGTCGCCGCTACGTCGCCAATACGCATTCACGGCGTAACATGGCCCTCATCAGCCAAAAGAACACAACCCCGCCGGACGGCTGGCGCTACATCCAGGCCGAAACGAAGGCGCGGATGGAGCATCAGACCCTCTCGGAGCTGGTCGACATGGTGGTCCAGCACCGCAGGTGGGCGGGTCTCAAGCCGGACGACGCAGCCTCCGTGCAGCTCGATGTCGAGCGGCAAATCTGCATGGCCCAGTTCCCAGGGGTTTGCCACCCGGAGCCCGGGGAGGACTACCGGCCGCTCAAGAACATTTCGAGGTCGCTCACGGTCGAGCTTGTCGAGGCGATGTCGACGGCCGCCTTCGAATTCCTCAAGTCCGGGATGAGGTGGGCCGACGAGGCGACGGCGAACCGTAGGGCAGACATCTGCCGGGGCTGCCCGCTTAATTTTTCGCCGCATGCCTGTTCCTGCGCCCCGGTATGGGCGATCGTCCGGGCGCTCATCCCCTCCGACCGCCGGCTTCCGGGGCTTTCGATCTGCGCGATCTGCGGATGCAGCCTGGAGGCCAAGGTGCTCATGCCCGAGAGCGTCATAGCCAAGGCCGACGAGGGGCGCGATCTGAGATACCCCGGGTACTGTTGGGCGGCGGCGATCTGACCCATGTCAAAGAAGAAGCCCAAATCCCGCCGAGAAAGGATGCTCTCGCAGCTTCTGCCGGAGTCCGCGAAGCGCCTTTCCGAGAGCGGGACCGGATCGCTCGACCAGCCCTTCATCGGGCCGACCTGGGCGAACGACCGCAGGATCAGGGACTGCGGGCAGGCGCGGGAACTGTACGTGCGGCTCTACCAAGAAAACCAGCTTCGGGCCCAGACCTTCGCCCAGGTCCGCAATCAGGTCGAGGGCGGCCGCCCGTTCGACCCCGACGAGCAGAGGAGGAACGGCGAGACGTGGAGGACCAACTGCAATTTCAACGACGGGAGGGCGGCCCACCGCCGGGTCTCGATGCCGTATTGGAAGATGGTCCACGAGGTCCCACGGAAGATTTCGATGGCGATCCACTCCAACGCTCCCGAGGTGGACCAATGGAACGTCGCCATGGCAGAGTGCTACGACATGTTCCTCGACGACTGGGGAGATGACTACTTCATGCAGTTCTCGGGGATGGCCGACGACTACGTGATGTACGGAACCGGCCACACGATGCGGGAGGATGACCGGTCCCCGAGGTGGAAATGGATGCCGTCTGTCCAGGTACTTCTGCCGAAGAGGACGAAATCGAACGTCGATACCTGGGAACTGGTGGTCCTCAAGCGGGAGCTGACGGCCTCCGAACTGTGGCGGCATATCAGCACCCCCGGCAATCGAGCGAGCGCGAAGACCGCGGGGTGGAATCCTGACATGATCGAGATGGCGATTCGGATGGCGGCCCCGGGGCCGGCCAACACGCGGTATTTCGACCCGAACTTCTGGCAGGACATGGTGGTGTCGAACGATCTGGTCATCGGCGGGGTCTGGCCTCCCGTGACCGTCGTCGATGTTTGGGCGTACAACCCGGAGACGAAGAAAATCCGCCACTACATCCTGACCGAAAAGAACGACGTGCCGGACTACCTCTACGAGGCCGACGAGGAGGCGACGAGCTTCCGCAGGATCTTCGGGACCTGCTTCTACAGCGTCGGATCGAACGGGCTCTACCATTCGATCAAGGGGTTCGGGGTGATGAATTACTACTACATGACCGTCCTCAACCGGACGAAATGCCGGCTCGTCGACGCGGCGACGTTCGCGATGGGCATGAACTTCGTCAAGGGCGACAACACCCCCGAGGAATCGCCCCCGGTCGAGAATTACTCGATGGTCAACGTCTTCCCCGTCGGGCTTTCCCAGTTGCAGTATTACCCGCAGCTGGGGGCCGCGTCCGAACTGATGGGGATTCTCAAGCAGAACCAGGACGAGAACAATTTCACGTACAACGAACCGCAGAAAGACATCGCCGACACCCGGACCGCCCGGCAGGCCGAGATGTTGGGGCAGATCGCGAACGAGATGTCGACCGCCGGAAGCTCGATCTTCCTCTCCCAGATGGGCCGAATCTACTCGGAGGATGTCCGGCGTCTCCTCATCAAGGATTCGTCCGACCCGGAAGCCAAAAGGTTCAAGAAGCGGTGTCTGGCAAAGGGGGTGCCACAGAAGGTGCTGGACTCCCTCGCAGGCGACGAGGATTCGCCCGGAACGATCGAATACACGGTCAAGACCGGAGCCAGCCCGACGACGGCATCTCCTGTCGTCCGGGAGCAGATCGGGCAGGCCCTGATGACCCAGATCATGCCGCTTCCCGACGCCAATCGCCGGGCGATCCTGGAATTCCGGGTCGCGAACCTGACCGGATCGGACGGCCCGAGCCGGTATCTCCTGCCGATCGGCGTCGCCTCCGACCCAAGGGCGCGCCGCGAGGCCAGAATGGAGAATGTCGACCTGGGGCACGGAATCACCCTCGGAGACCCGCCGAACTTCGGGGTCGACCCCTCCGACGCCCATGTCGAGCACTGCGACGAGCACCTGAAACCGCTTGAGATGATCTGCCAGGCAGTCCAGCAGTCCGGGCAGCCCCCGCAACCCGGGATGCCCAAGCCACAGCTGACGCCGGACCACCTGACGGCGCTCCAGTTCACCATTCCCCACATCCAGGCGCACCTCGGGTTCCTTGCGAACGACGAGACCAAGAAGCAGCAGTACCAGCAGCTGAAGGCTCGGTTCACCGCCGTCTCGGCCGTCGCCCAAGGACTGATCGCGCGGCTCGCCCGCGCAAGCCAGCAGGCCCGGGCCAACGGTACGCAACTTCAGCCCGGAGACGTGCAGCAGGCGATTGCGGGGGCACAACAATGAAAAAAGGCGAACGCCAAAAACCCGACATCTTCTACGACCGGCTCGCCCGATTGAAGCCGGAGGAGAAGGAAGAGCTGCGGGCGGTGCTGAAAAGCCCGCTCTACCTCAAGCTCATGCGGATCGTCGAGGGGAACAAGCCATCGGCCAATTGCGCCATGGCCGGTTCGCACGTCAGGGACGCCTTTTCCGGGGAACGGGCCAACGCGAGGCTCGGGGAGATCCGAGGATGGGAACTTCACATAGCGGCGATCTTCGCCGTTCTCCACGACGCCCCACCCAGGTCGCCCGAGCCCGAGCCGAGCTATCCCGACTCGGGAATGCCGAAACTGGAGCCGCAGATTCTCGACAAGAAATAATCCATGAGCACGATCCCTAACGCCACCCCCGCGGTTCCCACCGTTTCGCCCTCCTCGCCCTCCTCGCCCGCCTCCCGGCCCCCTCCGGCCCCCGGTTCCTTTCCCCAAACGATCTCAAGGGACGACAACTACGACGCCGGGGACCTTTACCGGGCCCATGTCGCGGCGAATCCATCCATCGCTGCTAAGCTCGCCGAGCAGGGAGTGACGGTTCCGGGTCCGGCACCCGCGACTCCGGTCGCTCCCCCCGCCTCGTCGCCGCCGACCCCCGAGCCCGCGCCCGAGCCGCCGAAGGGGACGATCGCCTCGAAGCTCTTGCCGAAGACCCGAACCCCCGAACCTGCGGCGCCGGCCGCTCCGGCCGGCCCGGCGGGTCCAGCCGCGCCCGAACCCAATCCCGAGGACAAGCTGACGCTCTACGCGGACCAGACAGGGAAGGCCGCGCAGCCCGGCACGCCCGCCGCGCAGTGGGCAGAACTGAAGACGATCACCAAGGGCCTGCGCGACCAGTTGAACGCCGCCCGCGAAACCGAGCGCTCGCTCAAAGCGGACCTGGAGAACGCCCGGAAGGGGATTTCGACCCCCGATTCGGCGGAGATCGAAAAGCTGCGGGCCGAGCACAAGGCGATGTCGGACCGGCTGATGCTTGTCGACCTTCGGGAGCACCCGAAGTTTCAGGCCGAATTCATCACCCCGCAGCAGACCGCGGTCCTCGAGGCCCAGGCGATCCTGGACACGAACGGCGTCTCCGGGGTCAAGGCGGCGGACCTTCTCGCCAAGCCCAGGTCGGAATTCGGGCGCGCGGTCTCGGAGGCCGCCAAGCCGCTCGCCCCCTACGACCAGACGGAATTCGCGGGATTTATGAGGACGGCCTTCGGGCTGAAGCAGCAGGCCGAGCAGGCGCTCTCGAAGTCCCGGGAAATCTACGGAGCCATCCGCACTCAGACCACCGAGCAACAGAAATCCGCCTTCCAGAAGACCTGGGAGAAGGTCTCCGGGTCGGTCGCCGAACACCTAGTCGAACTCGAGGCTGCGGAAAACTCGACCCCCGAGCAGAAGGCTGCGGTCGAACGGTACAACACCGCCTTCCGCGGGATTCGGGAACAGGCCGAACAGATCGCCTTCGGGGCGACCAAGCCCGAGGAAATCGCGGCCAACTCGATCAAGGCTGCGGCCTACGATTTCCACATCGGCCAGGCGCTTCCCAAGCTCCTCGGGGAATACGACGCCCTCCTGCGGCACAACGCTCAGATGGCGTCCCAACTGAATGCGATCCTCGACCGGAATCCCAACCGGCAGGGGACGGTCCCGACCGGGCAGTCCGGAGGGCCCGCCGACTCAACCGATCCCCGCAACATGGACCACCATGCGGCGGCGGATCACTTCTTCAAGCGAACCACCTGAAGCCATGGGCGGACTTTCCTGCGGATCGTCGTTTGTCGAGACCTACGATGGAAGCCAGTTCCATCGCGGGCCCAGGTACTACGACGACCCGCTGGCGGCGGCGACCTCGATTTTTATGAACAACCAGATTCCAGCCGGGTTCGGGCCGCTCAACCCGCCGTTCTTGACCCAGGTGACGCAGTTCACCGGAACCGGGTTCAGTTCGATGGCGGCGGTCCCGACGGTCTCGCTCGCCGTCCCCTATGCGGTCGATCTTCTGATCGGAAACGTCCCCCAAAGGCTCTTCCTGACCGAAGCCGCCCCCGGCACGAGCGCACCCTCGGGCCCGGGATACGTCATCCCCAACGACTTCAACATAGCGACGAATAATCGCTACTGGGTCCAGCTTCAATGATCCGGGCCCGCTATAGCGATTTTCAGGATCAGATGGCCCGCGTCGCCGGAACGACCGGGATGTCTCCGACCGATCCCCGGGTCATGGACCAGACTAACCTCGCCATCCAGGAGCTGATGGATGAGGCGGATTGGCCGTCGCTTGTCGCCCGGCTCCAGTTCAACATCACGAAGCCGAGGATCGTCGTCCCTTCGGATTTCGACCGGATTCTCTACCTGACGATCAACCGGACGCCGCTTCCGATGCAGTCCCCGTGGTATGAATTCATCGGGGATGGCCCGGACTACCTTGATTCGCCCTATGGGGTTCCCCCGTCGGATTCGAGCGCACAGGCCCTCATCAACCGATTCGTCGGCGTCCTCGACCGCGAGCAGATGGCGACCTTCGAGGACGTGCCGCAGGACGGCAACACCTACCTGCCGACGATCTACGGTACGGCGAACGAGCTTACTGCGGGCAATCCGAACAGGCCGGTCCTTGTCCTCCAGGGTTACGACAACAACAACAATTGGATTCGGACGATCAGCGCCTCTTCGGGGACCTGGATCGACGGCATGGAGCTTCCGATCAACGGCGACACCCCTCCGTATGCAAGCCAGGGGACGATCCCGATCTCCCAGGTGACGGCGATCACAAAGCCGGTGACGAATGGCTACGTCAACCTCTACGCGACGAACGGTTCGAACAATGTCTTCCTCGGAAGCTACGCCCCGCAGGACACGGTGCCCTATTACCGATCCTATCGGATTCCGGGATTGAACGAGGGAACCAAGTACCAGGTGGTCGCACGGCTGCGGCGCAGGTTCCGGCCCATCGTCTCTCCCGCAGATTTCCTGCTCATCACCAACCTCCCCGCGCTTGTGACGATGCTCCAGGCGATCTATTACCGGGAGGCGAAGGACCTGCAGAACTACACGGCGTACAAACAGACGGCCGTCGACATCCTGCGCAAGGAGGCGAAAGCCTACATAGGACTCCAGCGCCAGAAGCCCGCGATTTCCTTCGGTGAGGGCCTTGGGGTTCGCAGGGACGGCCTTTACATACTCTGATGGCCAACGCCGTCAAGACCGCGAGCTGGGCCGCGCTGGTACCCTGGTCGGGGGTGCAGGGAGCGCCGGATTTCACCGGTCAGATCAACAACCTATTGAGCGCCCAGAGCGATCTCGGCGGCCAAATCTCCGGGGTGGTAACGACCCTCGACGGGAAAAACCACGTATATTACCAAGCGACCGCCCCGACCTCCTCGTCGAACCCGGCGCCCGTCGAGGGCGACCTCTGGTTCGACACGTCGAACCTGCTTTCGGTCTCGAGGTACACGAGCGGTTCCTGGGTTTCGGTCAACTCTCAGGGGGTTGCGACGCAGGGCGGTGGGCAGGCGGCGACCCCGTTCTATGTGGAGGACGGCCAGCTTTTCATCGAAAGCGCGGTCATCAACCAGGTGGCGGCAGGCTCGATCATCGCCGGGCTTGTCACGGTCGCCCTCGCCCTCGCCTCGCCGATCCTCGGAAGCGTCGCCGAGTGCTTCCGGCCCGACTACGGGACCGGATCGACGGCGCCCCCGATCGCCGTCCTGACGGCCGATGGAGGCCCGGGCCTTGGCCTGACAACCCAGGTCATCGGTCCCCTTTTGACCTTCACCGGGTGGGCCAACACGTCCGGTTTCGCCGCGAACGGATTCTGCGCGGACGGCGACCAGATTTTCGAATTGGTGATGGGCGGAAATTTCCAATTCAGCGGCTCTTCCTCAAACGGGACGGCCCAGCTCGTTTACAGGGTCAACGGGGGCACCTGGACGCCATTCGGGAATTACTCTGCGTGCTTCGCCTCTGGCACCTTTGTCTGCGTTGGAACGCTTCCCATCGACTTGCAGAGTACGGACATCATCGACTTCGGGCTCAACTTCACGACGACGGAATCGACCCTCGATTCGTACAACGTGACTGGGAAGGCGTTCAACATCTAATCCGCCATGGACAGATCTTGGATTCCAGCCGTCCAATCGGTCTTCAACGACGGGATAAACTCGGCCTTCCGGCCGGACCAAATCGGCCAGAACCAGGCCGCCTGGGCCGAGAACGTCACGATCCGGGACGGCAAGCCGCAGACGCGGGGATACCAGTTCATCCAGCGAGGAACGCTTCCGGCCGGTCTCTTCCAGGGAATCGGGTATTTCTCTGTCCAAAACGGCATGTTCATCGCCTCGATCGCCGGCCAATTGTGGAGGATCACCCTCGCCCCGGACAACAGCAGCGCCGACATCCAGCAAATCCCGATTCCGACCCCGAATTCCCCGGTTCTGAAGCAGGCGTGGATGTGCGAGACCTCGGGCTCTTTCCTGGTCCAGGACGGCCAGTCCGCCCCGCTCATCTACGACGGGGCGAGCGCGAGAAGGTCGATGATCTTCGACAACGAGGTGCCTATCGGGACGGCGATGGCATACGGCAACGGGAGGCTGGCGGTCGTCACCGACGGAAACCAGCTCCAGGTCGGAAACATCACCTCGAACGCCTTCCAATCCGAGCTGCAATTCACCGAGGAAACCTATCTTTCGGGGGGCGGCGCCTTTTACTTTCCGAAGGCGATCTCGGCCCTGGCCTTCCTGCCGGTCAACAACACGGCCACCGGACTCGGGAGCCTGATCGTCCTCGGGCAGGACTACTGCGACAGCTTGCAGCTGGACATCACCGCTCGGGAGACCTGGGACCAGATTCCGGGATTCCAGCAGGTCGTCCTTCCACAGATCGGCGCCGCGGGCCAGGGCTGCGTCGTCGTCGTCAACCAGGACCTCTACTGGCGCGACCGGAACGGGAACATCTGGTCGCTTCGGTCCGCGGAATGGGACGCCCTCAGCCCCGGAAAGGCACCGGTCTCCCGCGAGGTATCCCGTATCGTCGATTATGAGACGGCGAACCTAATCAAGTACTCGTCGGGAATCTTCTTCAACAACCGCCTGATGTTCCTTGCGAGCCCGTTCAACAACGGATACGGGTTCACCTCCTTCTCAAGCATCATAAGCCTGGACGCGGCCCCGTTGGCGACGATGCGCGGGAAGTCCCCGCCGTCCTACGATGGGGCGGCGACCGGGCTTGCCTTCACAGCGCTTGTCACGGGGCGAATCTACGAGCAGGACCGGGCCTTCGCGGTCTCCACGGACTCCGACGGTGAGAACCGGCTCTGGGAGATCGCGACGAACGACATCCAGGACTACTACGCTCTTTCCGCCGGGTCGTCGTTCGCGCTGGCTCCGAGCCCGATCACCTCCTTCATCGAGACGCGCCGGTTCGACTTCGGGCAGCCGGGGACAAAAAAGCAGATTGTTCGGTGCGACCTCTGGCCGACCGAGATCCAAGGGGAGGTTACGGTCACGGTCTATTGGAGGGCCGACAACCGAACCCAATGGCAGCTTTGGGACTCCTTCACCGTCTGCGCCCAGATGACGAACAACGACAACCAGTGGAACGATCTCTACGCCCAGGAGAGGGGCAGGGTGAAGACCCTGACGGCCCCCGACGCCGTGGACACGATCGACAACCAGCGGGCGGACATGGGTTTCGGGTTCCAAATCAGGGTCGCATGGACCGGCTACATGCTGCTCGACCGGATCAAGCTTTGGGCAAAGTCGGATATTCCGGAGGACGCCTATTCGGGACTTCCGGACCTGACCGAGGAGTTCCTGGAAAATGCCGTGACAAACAACACAATTACGTATCAGATACCGATCGGAGGGCTTGGCGGCTCCTACACCGACCAGAACGGCGACGTGTACGAGACCGCCATGGGGATCGCCTACACGGAGGCCGCGAACTTCTGATTCACGATGGCGCGACTGAACAGCAATCCTTTGAAACCAGTCCTTCTGGGCAACGAAGGGGGATCGATGACCGATCCCTCGACGGGGGAGGATGTCGGTTTCACTCCGGTCACGATCACCCAGTTCTCCCAGAGGACGATGACCCTGGCGACGGGATCGAGCCAGGGGCTTGTGAGCGGGGCGAACGGCGACAAGCTCTCGGCCCTTCCGACGGCCTCTTCGATCTCGGTGCAGGTGGGCCAGCTGGCCGAGGTCGCCGTCCCGGTTTTTCTCGCGTCCCCGGTCAACGGTTCCGTTGAAATCTATCAGCACGTACTGGATACCCCCTGGGAACTGGATTTCGCATACGCCCGGATCGCCGTCGGCTCGACCAACGTCACGCTTTTGAAGAACGGGACGGGGATCGCCGGTTTTTCCAACCAGGGGGTCGGGACCGCGATGACGACGATGGTCGGAAGCGACAGCCCGGCCAACATGACGCTCAACCAGGAAGATGTCCTCGGCCTGTCGCTCTCGGGGACGACGGGAAACGCCGAATCGATGCGTCTTTCGATCCGGGCCAACGCGACCATTACGCCGTGATCGCCTCGATGCTGAACATGGCCTCGAATCCCGGGAGGGGCCCTAGCGGCGCCTCTCCGGTCGCGTCCTTCCAATTGAGCGACCAGAACCCAACGGTCGGCGAGCAGCTGCAATTGACCGACACCTCGACGAACGGGCCGACTTCCTGGAGCTGGGAGGCCAACGGGCAGCTGTTCTCGACGGCACAGAACCCGACGTTCTACTGCGGGAGCGCGGGTTACATCTCGTTCAACCTGACGGCTCAAAACGTCTTTGGGTCCAGCTCCCATTCGCAGCAAATCTACGTATCCGCATGAGCGGGCTCAACCTCACGCTCCAGGCAGGAACGGTCCCGGCGCTGACGCCGCTTCCGGGGAATGCGCAGGCGATCCTGGCCCTGGTCCAGGCGTACATGTCGATCTCGGGCCAGTCGAACTTCGAGGGCATCAATTTCGGCCCTGCGACGCCCTCGGCCTCCCAACAGGGGATGCCCTGGTTCAAGACCGACAGCTTCGGAAATCCCCTCGGCCTCTTCTCCTGGAACGGCACGGAATGGGCGACGATCCCGAACGTGACTGCGAACGGCCCGAGTACGGGCCGACCCGCGAACCCAGCGGTCGGAACGCTCTTCTACGACACGACGATTGGCGGGATCATCAATTATACGAGCCAGGGATGGTCCACGGCGAGCGGCATGGTCGGCGACGTGAAGGAGGTCCAGGCGGCGACGATCAGCGCCGCTTTGACAAACAACCCGGGATGGGTTCAGGACACCCAGTCGATAGGGCTTGTCGTCGGCGGGGCCGGGGGAGCGACCGGGCTCACCGCCGCTCACGCCTACGGCAGCACTGTCGGGGAGGAGAACCATCAGCTGCTCATCACGGAATTGCCGGCCCACACCCACACGATCCCGCAGGGGGGCGGAGGGCCGGCGTCGGCCAACGGCAACGTCGCCAACCCGTCCGGAATCCTCGGAAGCGCCCAGTCTGGGACGGACGGTAGCACCGGTTCGAATACGCCGCACAATACCCTCCAGCCGACGATCTACTATTGGCGGCTCGTCAAACAATTCTAGGAATGGACCGCTCCCACCCTCCGTTTCTCGTCATCGGTCTTCCAAGAAGCAGGACCGCGTGGCTCTCCGTCCTTTTGAGCCAGGGTGGGCGCCTCTGTTATCACGAGGCGATGCGTCGATTCTTCAATCCGGGACAACTTTTCTCCCATCTCGAACTCTTCGGACGCGGGGACTCCGACGCGGGACTTGCCCTGGTTCCCCGCGAGGTGGCCGATTTCGCCCGGAGGGGCGCCCGGGTCGCGTTCGTCCGCCGCGGGCTTGGGGAGGTCGTCGAATCGATGCGGCAGTCCTTCGCCCAGGAGGGAATGAACTACACCGACGGGTTTCACGATCAGGTCCTGAAGGCCATGCACGGGATCGACTGGCTGATCGAGGAATTGCCGGAGAGCCCGGTCGTCGCCTACGAGGACCTGGACGATGAGGCCCAGATTCGCTCCATGCACGCGCATCTGATGCCCAACGAGACCTTCGACGAACGGTGGTACGAGATGCTGGTCGAACTGCGCGTGACCCAGATTCATCGGAAGGCGGCGGAGAGCTTGGCCTCCCGAGGCCAAATGATCGGAAAGGCGAACTGAAATGGCCCTCGGACTTCTAGGATCGATCGGAACCTTGGCGAACGGGCTTTTCAACCAGCAGTCCGCACCTCCGGTCGTTCCGTACAATCCGGTCAGCCCGCAGCAGACGCAAGCCCAGGCGATCACCGGCAATCTCTCGGAATTGCCGAGCTTGGAGAGCCTGCTTTCCCAATCGAACACCTTCCAGCAGGGCCAAGCGAGTTCGATCCTGAACGCCGCCCTCCCCGGCTACTCGGGGCTCGCATCCAGCCTGACTTCAACGGCGACGAATCTTGCGGCGAATCCCTACGCGATCCCCCAAAGCGTCGTAAGCCAGCTCTCGCAGTACGCGGCCGAGAACAACATCAGCGAGGGCACCGGGGCCGCGTCCGGCTTTTCATCCTCGAATCTCCTTCGGTCACTCGGGATCAACGCCCTCCAATACGGGCAGTCTAACATGTCGGAGGCGCTGTCGGCCCTCTCGACGCTGACGAGCACGGCCCCGACGGTGAGCCCGATGTCTCCGCTTTCCTTCCTTGTGACGCCGACTCAGCAGCAGCAGAACCAGGTTTACACGAATACGCTCCAGCAGCAGGAGGGGCAGGCCGGGGCCAACGCGGCGACAGCCGCCTCCAACTACAACAGCGCCAATCTGTGGGATTCGATCACGAGCGCCGCCGGGCAACTTTCCCCGACGGTCATGCAGGCTCTGATGAGCGGCTTCGGCAGCGGGGCAACGTCGGTGGGAGCCGGCGGCGGAGCGGCTGCGCTCGCCGCCTTGTAAAATGGCCGGCCTTGCGACATTTCAGCCCGCGCAGGCCCCGGGTACCCCGGCGCAGATGGCGATCCAGGGGGGCAATTCCGCGCAATCGTGGATGGACCAGGCGGTGGCCAGGAACATCCAGCAGGCGAACGAGGCCCGGCAGCAGCAGCAGTTCCAGGTCGCGCTTCCGGCGCTCGTAGCCAAATCGGCGGCGGATTCGGCGGTGTTCAACAATCAGGCCGCCTCTGCGACGATCCAGCAGGTCAATCGGGCAAAATATTCCGCGATGATCCCGCAGGCGACCCAGGATCTGATGGACGCCTCCGACATGTCGGATGCCGAGGTACAGCAGGCAGACGGGACTCCCGACTGGCAGGCCCAGTACGAAAGGCTGGAAGGTCTTCAGGCCAAATACGCCCCCTTGGGTACGATCCCGGAGGGCAAGCCGATGCTCGACGCGATCAACGCGGCGGCGGCGAGGGCGTACCAGATGGCGACGACCCAGAATACGCTCCAGGCCCACATGAAGATGACCGAGGACCTTGTGGGCGGCCGCCAGAACGTGGCCCAGACGAACGCGGACGCCCGGACGCAGGCCGCGACGGAGATGGCGAACGCCCGGACGCAAGCGGCGCAAATCCTATCCCAGGCAAGACTCGGGGTCGCCACAATCGGAGCGGGATCGCGGAATCCCGCGGACATCATTTCCCAGCTCGGGACGACGGCCGACCAGTACGAGCAGAAGGCGATCGACAATTCCGACAATCCAACGCTCTCGAACGGATACATGCAGCTCGCGAACCTCATGCGGATGAAGGCCCAGACCTACGCCAATCCGAGGGGTGACATGTTGCTCGGAACCCAGGGTCCGCAGCCGCAGAACACCGGGTCGCAAGGCTCCCCGTCGTCGCGTGGTCCGTCGCCCTTCGCCACCTCCGGGGCGCTTGGAGGCCGCGCTCCAACGGTGCCTGCCGCCCCTTCGAATTCCCCTCCGGTCGTCACGACCCAGGAGCAATACGACGCCCTGCAGCCCGGTCAGACGTTCCTCGACGCCAACGGAAAGCCCTGGACGAAGCCGAAGGGCGCTCAAGGAACCCCGGCTGCCCAAGTCGGCGCACCGGCTCCGTCGGAGTCTCCGGCGCCCCCGGCGCAATAGCGCATGGCCGGCTTCGATCCATCTCAGGCCGGAGCGCAACCCGCCGAGGCGGGGACTGCGGCGCCTGCAGCTCCTCCCCCTTTCGATCCGCAGTCAGCCGGAGCAGTTCCGGCCGCTCC